GCTCGAGGCCATACGTCGACGGCGACGGGTCCGAACCGGTGATCGGAGTCGTCGCCGGGGCGAGCAGGCCCTTGCGGGTGAACGTCTTGGTGTCACCCAGGCCGCCCTGCCACGGCTCCGCGTCAGCGATCTGCGGGAAGAGAAAGTTCGGCACCAGCGCGTCACGGAAGACGCGGTCCAGAATGCCGTTCTGCAGCATCTCCTGGATCTGCGCCGGAAGGTTCGCACGGACACCAACAGCGTGCCGGTCGATCCGGAACCACGAGCGCGGACGCTCCAGGGCCAAGGTGGGGGTCATGTCTACTCCTGAATGATTTCTACGGACACGTAGTCCGGGTGAAGCGCTGCGACCTGCTCCAGGCCCAGCAGCGCGGTTTGAGTGATGGCCGACACGGCGGCACAGACGCGACCCCCAGCGGCACGCTCCTCGTGACCGGCCACCTCGATCGAGGTGAGCCCGTCGCCCAACCGGGCGCGGACCGTGATCACCGCACGCGCTGCCGGTAGCCGTACTTCGACAGCTCGGCGGCGACCTCGTCGTCAGAGGCGTCGAGGTAGTCCTTCGGGGGTGGGGTACCGCGGGAGCCCTGACCGGGGTCCGGTCGCGGCTTCGGCTTCTGCTTGACCTCCGGCGCGGCGGCCTGGGCGGGCTCGGGGCGGGCCCAGTGGGGCTTGCGCTCCAGCAGGTCCGTGAGGTCCGTCTCGATCGCGTCGGTGTCGATCTCGCCGTCGGCGTCCACGTACTTCGACGGGTCACGCATGAGGACGTCCACGGCGTCGCCGGCGTCCGCGAACTGGCCGACCGCAAGCGACTTCACCTCGGCCTGCACCGCCCGGGCAGTTGCCCTTGTGGCCTGCTCAGCGAGCCGCTCCGCCTTTGCGGCGGCCTTCTCCAGCTCGCTCTTATCGCGGTCCTCGAAGTCCTGGACCTTCTTGGCCAGCGCAGCGAGCTGCCGCTTCGCCTCCGTGGCTTCCTTCTTCGCCGCTGCCCGCTCGGCCTTCATGCGGTCGAGGGCCTTCTTGCCGGCTTCGCCGAGCTTGTCGGTGCCCTCCGGCTCGGCCTCCGGCTCCTCCGAGCCCTCAAGCTCTTCGGGCGCCGCGGGATCGTCCGAGAGTTCCGGCTCCGGCTCCTCGGGGGTCTCCGGCTCGTTATCGGCCGGCTCTTCGTCGTGTCGGGTCAGGTTGAACCAGGAGACGTCGGTTGCCGACGTCATGATCTGAGTGGACATTGCGTCCGCCCCTTCGTGTGTGCATGAAAAAGGGCGCCGTTGCGGCGCCCTGCGAGCACGGCCAACCACCAAGCTCCGTCGGGAACGGCAGCCAGCCGGGTATGGGGTATCAGCGGCGGCCTACAGCAGGTAGGCGAACCGCTTCAGCATGCGAATCAGCTCGTCACGGTCCTCGGCAAGCCGATAGATCTCGCCGGGCGTCAAGCGCGGAGTGCGCAGGTGGAAGCGCGGGAGGCCCTGCTCCACGTCCGCCCCGACCCGGGCGAACCGCTGCCCCGTGCGCTGCTCCGCCTCGCGCAGCATCTGCTGGTAGAACGCGCCCTTGCGGGTCGTGCCCTCCAGCGTCGCCACAACCTTCTGCCCGTAAGCGTCCAGCGTCTGGATGCTCCGGCCGGCGTTGACAACCTGGCTGATGTCCCCGCCGCTCCGGATCGCCTCCGCGCCGCCCACACCGAAACGGCGATCCTGCTCGGCACGCGAGAGACCGTTGAAGAAGCCCAACGGATCGGTGCGCCGACCCGGCCGGGCCTTCGTAGCGGGGACGCCGTAGCACTGGCAGTTAGATACGATGAGACCATTCGCGCTGAACCAGCCCTCTGCTGAATTGAGGTCGTAGACATGCCCGGACCAACCAACCCTACGGACATCGACAACGCGATCAAGCTCTACCTGTCCGGCCAGCCGCTCAAGGAGATCCTGGCCAACACGGGCGTCAGTCGCAGCGTCTTCCACCGAGCCCGGCATGCCCAGGGCATCCCACCTAGGCAGGTCATAGTGCTGCCTGAGGCTGAGATCGTCGGCGCCTACGAGGCTGGAGAGAGCGAGCAGTCCATCGCGAACCGCTACGGCGTCATGCGCGCCGTGGTTCGACGCCACCTCAAGGAGGCTGGAGTGCACTTGCGCACCTCGGCCGAAGCAAACGCCCTCCGCATGTCCAGGCTTACCTCCGAGGAGAAGGTCCGACTCACCGAGGCCGCGCATGACGCAGTCCGCGGCAAGTCGCCCTCCGGCCGCAGCCTTGAGTTGGCCGCCCAGAGACGCGAGCAAAACCCCTGGCATGCCCTCCAATCCGATGGAGAGCGCCTGTTCGACCAGTGGCTCCATGGACGCGGTCTCAGGTTCACCCCACAGAAGGCGATTGGGCCCTACAACGTCGACTTCGCCGTGTCCTCCGTCGCCGTGGAAATCCTCGGCGGTGGTTGGCACTCCACGAAGTACGCCCGACATGCTCTCCGCAGTCCATACATCCTCGATGCGGGATGGCATCTGCTGATGGTCTGGAACTACGAGGGGCGTAGCGCCATGCGGCCGGAGGCTGCGGACTACCTCGTCGCCTTCCTGGATGAGGTTGGCAGCAACCCAACCGCGCCGCGTCAGTACCGGGTGATTGCCGGTGGCGGGGAGCTTCTGGCCGCTCGCCGTCGCGAGGATGACGAGTTCCCCCTCGTACCACCTCCGCGTGGCTGCTAGGGTGCCCGGTCCGGACACCACCACCCCGGCCGGGAAGCACCGTTTGTGCCGTTGGAAGTCGGCGTTGTACCGGTACCAGCGGCCAGCGAGGATCACGCACCTGGCACAGGCACCAGCCCGGACCGTCCGGACGTATCCGGTAACGGTCCGGTTCGCCGCCATCGCCACCCCGGCCGCACCCCTGCCAGCATCGGCGACCTCCGAGGCCACCATCCGCTGCATGTCCACCAGACCGCCCAGCTTGGCCGCCTGCGGTGTCATGCCGCCCCTGATGAGGATCTTCGTGCGTATCACCGGCTGATACAGCAACGAGTCCAAAGGCCGCCCGTCCGCCGCCGCCCCGGAGAACGACCGCGCAAGAACACGGGAGGCAGTCGGCTCGTAGTCCGAACTCAGTCCGTCCGCGCGCACCATCGCATCCACATATGCCTGACCGGTGGAGGCGGCGAGCAACTGGCCAGCCGACACCGCCCGAACGATTGCCGAGCCCAGGCCGGCCAGCCACGAACCCGAAAGATCCGCGATCGCCAGTTCCTGCCACAGCCGGTCGATGGTGATGGACGTCTGCAACTGGGCGCGCCGCTGAGCGGCCCCGTAGGCGAGGACGATGTCCTCCTGCGTCTGGACGGCCACCTCAAGCACCGACAGCCGATGGCTCCACGGTCTGCGGATGCGGCTGCGCGGTGCTCATCTGGTGCAGGTCCATCGCCGTCATCCGCGTCAGAGCATCGTCCTGCATCCCCCGCATCCGCGCCCGCTGAGCCGCCGAATAGCCGAGGTCCTCCCACGCCTGCTCCGTCGGCAACAATCCGGCCGCGTGCAGCTTCACCACGGCGTCCGCTTTCTGCGCGTAGGTCGGCGTCGCCGGATCCCGCCACACTGTCTCCAGCCCCCGCGTCCGCGGATCCAGGCTGCCATCACGGACCAGCAGCACCAGGCGCATGACCCGCTCCCACGCCTCACCGAATGCCCGCTGACGACGTTCCGCACGCTTCACCAGCCGGGCCTCCGACGCACGGATCGCGTCAGCCGACGGCGGCTGATCCGTCGCCAACCCCAAGAACGCCGGCGGCAGGCCCGACAGAGCCGCCACCAGACGAGCCAACACATTGATCGTCTCGTGAAAATTGCTGAGCTGCGCCTCAGGGAACTGCCCGTACTTGACGGTCTCGCTCTCGTTCACCCAAAGACGGCCCGCCAAGGAGGACATCGCCCCAAGTGGCTGGCCGTTCTCGTCCGCGAAGTCGTCTCGGCTCATCCCGGTCGCCCACCGGCGCGGCATCGCGTGGTACTCAGCGGACACCATCATGTCCGAGGCGATCTTGCACGCGGCGTCGCTGACGGGGATCACCGACCGAAGCTCCGACGTACCGTCGATGTGCCGCAACCGCGGCTTATTCGCAATCGGCACAACCAGCACTTCGCCGAGCTCATGGATGTCCCGGTCGACCTCGACCCACTGGCCCTTCTGCTGCTCGTACTGGATCCGGGCATCCGGCAGGTACAACATCGCCTGCTTCATCGGAGCGTGATCCGTACCCGTGTGCTCCTCCCACCGCTTCACTGCGGCAACGACCTGCCGCGTGCGCGGATCGTGCTTCGCATACACCTCAAGGGCCGACTCAGCCGTAACGATCGGGGCCGTCTCATCCACGCCGTTCGCGCCGACGATGGCGTAGGAGCGACGCAGCGCCAGGGCATCCACGTGCGCCTGCTGGGAGCCCTCATCCAGATCATTGGCCTGCCAGATGCTCCACAGATCAGACTCCGTCGACTCCGAGTCCGAGTACCGGAAGCCCTCGATGTCCAACCGCTCATCCAACGCGTCCACGACAAGCTGCGGCCAGTTGATAATCAGTTGGCGCATCCGGTCGTTCAGCTCTGACTGGATCTCCGGCGCCAGGTACGAGAGCGGCTGATCGCCCTCGTAGTACGCGTCCATCAGCCGCAACTCGGGCAGCTGCTTGTCATGGTGATGGATCAGAAGCTTCAGCCACTCGTCCGGAGTCAGATCCGAATCCGCCACAGGAAGCACCCCCTCACCTGATCACCGTGGTCCGTCGGGAGGCCGGTGGCTCATTGCCACCAGCCTTGATCGCGTCACGTCGGGCTTCCCAGGACAGGCACCCGGCCATGGCCAGGTCGATCTTCCGGGGGGAGTCGTGGCGGTCCTTCTGGATCGTCCACATCGGCTTGCCCTCTTCGTCCTTCACCATCGCGTTGCGCTTCACCGCATTGGCGATATGCCGGGCGAACACATCACTGCCGTCATGCGACAGCTCACCGCCCGTCATTGCCGTCCGATACGCCCGCAAGGCGAAGGCCATCTGCCGGCGGCGGTGAGTCCACCACTCGGTGACGACCTTCGGCCCGTACTTCCCGGCCCACGCCGCGATGGTCTCCTCGTAGTACGCGGGGTCTGCGTAGACGCGCATCACACGCCAGGTCCGCATCGCGTCGTCCAGGACAGCGTTCACTTCGACCTCGGGAACCTCCCAGCCGTCCGCCTCCTGCTTGTTCGCGGGCGCCTCCCATGCCTCCAAGACCCACTGATGACCGGTCTCGATATGGGTGGCCACGAAGCCTGTCGAGTCGGACCACTTCGAGCCGTCGAAGCCGATCGTGATCGGCTCCTTCGCGGGAATGACGAAGGTCGAGTCGGCCAACTCCCGCCACCGGTCTTTGTCGAACGCCTTCGCCGACGCAGTACCTGGCTGATTAAGGAAGTACCTGCGGGCGTCCGCCGGATCGGTATCCGGCTCACGCATGTCTGCGGCAATCCGCTCCAGGTCCA